ATATGCAATTCGTAGACCAACATGGGAAGTTAATCCCACAAGAAGTATTGAAGATTTTAAAATTGCTTTCTATAGAGATGTTACTGATGCGCTAGGAAGATTTGCATGCATGCCACCAGAAGCAATCGATGCCTTCTTTAAGTCTCGTGAAAAGATTGAAATGGCCTTTAACGATCTTTCTGTAGCGGTAGATAGCTTTGGAAGATTTGAAGAGTGGTTCTTGCCAAAAGATGACACAGAATATTTTATACATGTTGACTTAGCTCAAAAGCATGACCATTGTGCTGTGTCTATGGCTCACATTGAAAAGTTTGTTAGTGTTAAGGTTACTGACACATATTCTCAGCCAGCACCAATTGTTAAAGTGGATGCCGTTATGTATTGGACTCCTACTTCAGACAAGTCGGTTGACTTTAGCGAAGTAAGAGATTACATATTGTCTTTAAGATCAAGAGGGTTTAATATTAGGGTATGTACATTTGACAGATGGAACTCCCACGACATGATGCAACAGCTGAAGCAATATGGAATTAACACGGAAACTTTATCTGTAGCTAAAAAACATTACGATGATATGGCCATGGTTGTTCTGGAAGAAAGATTAAATGGGCCACACATACCTCTCCTTGTCGATGAATTGCTGGAGCTAAGAATTATGAGAGATAAGGTCGACCACCCCAGAAAAGGTTCTAAGGACTTGGCTGATGCAGTATGTGGATCCATCTACAATGCAATTAGTTTAACTAGAGCAGCGTTTGGCGATATAGAAGTACACGACTATTCATCTGTTAAGAAACAATATAGAGAGTCTTTGGTCGTAGATAGTCCTAATCTAATTAGAGCACCATCTCCTATGCCAAGAGATCTTTCTGATGCATTAAGTGGAATGGAAATACTATGAGTATATATCAAGAAAAAGCTAAAGAGTGCAAGTGCTGTAGCAAGCACGTCCCTTTGCCAACAAGACTAAAGGATTATGATGGCATACTTGTATGCCCAACAACATTTGACAACATTCATGAATATAAAAGAGTGTGGTCTGATATTGGCAAAAGACCGCCTGGCAGCATAAGAAAACATTTTTCAGAGTATGTTCAACAAATAGTAGAGCAGTCTATTGACAAAATCGGTAACTAAATAATATAATTAGGCTAAGCAACAATAGCTTAGTTGGTTAAAGCCCCGAACTCATAATTCGGTAATCGTAGGTTCAAGTCCTACTTGTTGCACAGAAAGGTAGCAATGTCAAAACCATTTGATGAAGAAGATGAAGAAGATCTAATGATTAAGATTCAGCACTATCTAGATATTGGTGCAATTAAAATTGTTGGATTCTCAAAAGACGGAGAAGCAATTTTTGAGTTAAATGAAAATGTAACTCCATTACTTGCACCAGATTTGTGGGAAGCTCATGAGCATTATGTAGAATCCGAACTAATAGATCTATTAAATAGTGATTTAATGCAGGTTGAGTATGATGAAAATCTTCGGGTAACATATAACTTTACAGAAGAAGGATATAATATAGCAAAGCAAAAGGGAATAATTCCATTAGAGGCTATTGAAGATTTTGATTTTTAATAGTATAATTTAATTATACCTCTGTAGCTCAGAGGAAGAGCAACAGACTTCTAATCTGTTGGCCGCTGGTTCGATTCCAGCCAGGGGTACTATGTTCCTATAGCTCAGCTGGTAGAGCAGCAGACTTTTAATCTGCGGGTCGATGGTTCGATACCATCTGGGGACACAAAAAATTGGAGGGTGTTATGAAAAAAGCAATCATTACGGGAGTAAGCGGTGGGGTAGGTAACCTATTAGCTTATACACTATCTAATAACGGATACCTTGTAATTGGAACATCAAGACATCCAGAAGGAATAACTAATCTAAGCATTGAAAATGTAAAAATTGAACACTTGGACCTATCAGATGAGACAAGCATTAATAATTTTTATAACAGATATAAAGATGAAACAATAGACCTAATTGTAAATAATGCTTCCTGTGCTGGCTTAGATGGGGCTAAAGCGCTGAGCAATGAAACTACTGATAACTTTATGCATTCATATATGGTTAATGTTGCTGGCCCAATGTATTTGTCAAAACTTTTTATACCAAACCTTAAAAAATCTGAAAATGCCACCATTATTTTTATATCTTCATTTGCAAAAAAACATTTCTATGATGGTGGAGGAAACTATGCGACCTCAAAGCTATCAATATCTGGACTTGCAAAATTATTTAGGCTAGAGCTATCTCATTTTAAGGTAAAGGTTACAGAGGTATGTCCAGCAGCAATTAATACCCACCAGCATAATCATGGGGCATTGGAAGCAGAAGATATAGCAAATGCTATATTGTGGGTAAGTAAATTGCCTCAGAGATGTAATATTGATCTTATTGAGATATCCCCGTCAAACGCGGCACAGGGATAAAATGAATACCATAACTAATCATGATGATGAAAAAACAATTTTTATAACTATAGCTGCATGCGGAGAATTTTTTTTAGAGCAGACTATAAGAAGTGCAATGTCTTTAGCCAGTAATCCAAATCGTTTATACTTTGGAGTTTTTAACAACATATTAGACAAAAATTTAGTATCATATTGGGATGCAAATAGAGATAAATCTTTTAAATCAAAAGAAGATCTTTCCATGCTTTCAAATCCATTTTTTACTAATAATGAACAAATAGTTTATGCAGAATTGACAACTAGTGTTCCTATGGGGGTCGGTCATGGAAGATTTAACGCAGCTCTTTTATCTTCAGAAGAAAGATATGATTATTTTTTTCAAATTGATGCCCACACAATATTTTCTAATGATTGGGATAAAATAATAATAGAAAATTACAACACAATTAAGCGAGAAGAAGAGATTGATAGTATCATATTGAGCTGCATTCCAGGAATCATCTGGACATATGACCCCAAAAATAGAAATGATGTGTATAGCTATCAAGAGTTACTAAATGAGAATGGTATTAAATTTTTAAATCCTTACGAGAATAATTACAATAATCTAAATTTTGATTTTTTTAATGGCATTCCTAAGATATCATTAAATGGCTGGGCACCAAGTCATAGCGGATCAACATTTTTATCTGAAAATATAGGTGTTCCAATTGTTATTGGTGGCGAGGGTTTTGATGATAAAGATTATAAGGAAACAAATTGCGTACATGCATCATTTATGTTTGGAGAATATTCAATGTTAAGGGATATCATGCATGATCCCCAGGATAGTTTTAGTGGGGATCAAACAAATTATAGTTTAAGGCTGCTATCTAGAGGATACAGAATATTCTCTGTAAAAAAACCAGTACTTGGATCTTTAAATAAGTCAGATGAATATGGACTAAAAGATGTTGTTGGCGAGCCTGGAAGGGTAAAGTCTTTAGATACAGATAGTAACTGGAGAGACTTTGAATCAAAATCAAAATCAGGGCAAAGACTTTATGGATCAATTTTAATTAACTCTAAAAAAAGATGTGAAGATATTTTTTCTGGCAAGTATTTGGGTTATTGGGGAGCCCCAGATATGGACTCATTAAAAATAGCAAAGGGCAAGATGGGCCTGGATTAATTTATTTTAATCTGATATACTTATTAAGTCGATGGGGTAGAAAATAATGTCAAAAAATATAGTTGTTGTTGGTGGAGGTAGTGCTGGCTGGCTTACTGCTTTAACAGCAAAGAAGAATTATCCAAAACTAAATGTTACTGTCATAGAATCAAAAGATATTGGCATACTTGGTGCAGGAGAAGGATCTACTCCGTATCTTCCTGCATTCTTAAAAACATTGGATATAGGGGTAGAGGATTTAGTAAAAAATTGTGATTTAACTATAAAAAATGGAATTAAGTTTACTAGATGGAACAACCAAGATGATTTTTACTACCACGGATTTGACTTTACAGACCCAACTGTTGGAACAGAAGGACTTTCTTCTATGTTTTTGTCTTCAAGCCCCATCCTTGTTTCAAGTATTGCACTAAACAATAGCTTAAAAAATGTAGACTTTACAGAAATAGTTTCAGAAAATAACAAAGTTCCTTTCATTATTGAAAAAAATAAAGATGGAAAATCTATATCAGACTATAAACAGATAGGTCTTGTTTCTTTTCATTTTAATGCTACAAAACTTGCAGCAAGGCTTAAAGAGATAGGAATAGAAAGAGGAATTAAAGTTTTTGAAGATACAATAATCAAAGTGTCTTTAGATGAGTCAAGCAATGTAACAAGCTTAGATCTTGATAACGGAAATAGCATTCCTTCCGATTTTGTTTTTGATTGCAGTGGATTTCATAGGCTTATTATTGGAAAAACATTTAACTCAAAATGGAAAAGCTATAAAGAATTTTTGCCAACAAACTCTGCCGTCCCATTTTTTATTGAAATGACAGATACAATTCCTCCATACACAGAAGCAATTGCAATGAAATATGGTTGGATGTGGAAAATCCCATTGCAATCAAGGTTTGGCTGTGGCTATGTGTATGACTCTTCTTTAATATCAGAGCAATCTGCCATTGAAGAGATAGAAGAATTACTAGGATTTGTTCCAACATATCCAAGAAAAGATAAAGGCGGATTTAGTTTTAGTCCAGGGTCATTCGAAGAGCCTTGGCAAAACAACTGTGTTGCCGTTGGGCTTGCAGCAAACTTTGTAGAGCCCCTAGAGGCAACTTCTCTTTGGGTCAGCATGGTTCAGCTGACAGAAATATTTGGCGCACCAAGCCTATTTGTTAGCAACACTCAGCAAATAAGAGATGAGTTTAATAAAAAGATTGTAAGAATGAATGACGATATACTTAACTTTATATACTTTCACTACATGTCTTTAAGGAAAGACACACCATTTTGGGAAAAATTTTCTTATGAAAACGCCCCAGAAGAACTAAGGAATAAGATAAAAATTTGGGAAAGCAGAATGCCAGGGAAACTAGACAATGGAGAGTATTGGAAGTCCAAGAGCTGGTTTGTGGTAGGATCTGCTATAGACAAAATAAATAAAGAACTTGCCAAAGAATACGTAGAAATTTATAATGAGTACAAAAAGGCTATTGATTTGTATGACTACTATAGTACATATCGTAATCACAAGGTTTCAGAATGTGTGAGCCATAGAGAATTTTTGGATGGGCTTAAATGAAATTTAGAACACAATGGATACTCGCCCTTCGTAGCATGGGCAATAAGTCTTATTGGAATAAGCCTAATACTGTAGAGTTCTTTGCTTTTATGACAAAAGCAGCAATTATTATTCCAGGCCTTTTATTTAATACACAGATATGGTGGCTTTATATTATTGCTTTGATAACAAGCCTATCGCTTATTTGGTCATCAACAGTCAAAACATTGCCAACAATTATTTGGTTTAACATACTGTGGTCTTTGCTCGCCGCAGCTGCTATAATTAAGTATTGGGTCTAAGGAGGACTATATGTTTGAATATTATGTAAAGAAAGTAAGCAAGGTTGTAGATGGGGATACTATTGATGTAGATATCGATCTTGGATTTGATATATCATTTACTTCAAGGGTAAGACTGGCTGGTATAGACACCCCAGAAAGCCGTACTACAGATAAAATGGAAAAAGCATTGGGCCTTGAAGCCAAAGCATACTTAAAGAATGCAATTGACTCAGCTAAAACTGTTGTTATTAAAACAGAAAAGATGGACTCATCAGAAAAATATGGTCGTATTTTAGGATGGGTATTTTTGGACGGATCAGATAAATCTATTAATCAAAAGATGATTGAAGATGGTCATGCCTGGGGTTATATGGGAGAAACAAAGGTTAAAGACTTTGATGAATTGGCAAGAGCTAGGGCTAAATCTAAAAAATAACTTGCAATTATAGTTTGCAAAATGATATAATATATTGGTGTCCGCCAAATGGGGTCACTAATTTAACTCGCTTAAAAGGAGCAAAAATGGTAACAAATTTCGCCATGGATCTTTTCAAGGATCCATTTTTTATTGGTTTCAACCGAGAGTTGGAACGATTTAACAGTCTAAGTAAAGTAAACAATACAGCATTCCCGCCGTATGATTTGCTAAAGCTTGACGAGGATAACTATCAGCTGTCACTAGCAGTTGCTGGATTCACAAGAGATAATCTAACTGTATCTATTGAAGACGGAAGTCTATGGATTACAGGTGAAATCAAAGAGGTAATAGACGCAGAAGTTGTTCATAAAGGAATAGCTGCACGTAAGTTTACAAGAATCTTTGAGCTTAGTGAATACATGGAAGTATCCAATGTCGAGCTGAAGGATGGAATGCTACACATTAATGTAGTAAGAAACATCCCAAAGGAAAAGCAACCAAAAGTCCTAAAAATTAAATAACAAAATGAGACCTGGGTATGTCCTAAAACTGCCCACTAATATTAAGGGATATTAATGCCAGTTTACGAATACAAGTGCTCATATGATGAAGCACACCCACTGATGTCAATTAATAGATCAATTACAGATAATGATCCAGGATATACATGTGTTGAATGTGAATCCGATATGATGAGACACTTTACGCCTTTTGGTATACAGTTTAAAGGTAATGGCTTTTACAAAACAGATAATCCTAAATAGTTAAAGTGGTATAATTACTATGTAGACATATTGTTTACTTAGGGGCCCTACTTGACAAGGAATAAATTATTTAGAATAACAGCAGCCACAATGCTTGCATTTGGTTGGCTCTTTATGTCACCCGCTTATTCTGATGATCCACTAAGCTTAGCAGCTCAAGAAATTGAAGAGCTAAACAATAGCGTTGACGACCTTGGTTACAAGGATGAATTTATATCCTTAATCCAAGAAGCAGAAGACAAATATGATCTTGCCGTATCTGCAGAAGAAGCCAGGACACAAACCTCTGTCCTATATGATGACTCCCTTGACGCAGAAACCACAGCACTTGAAGAAAAAGACTTAGCCCAATCAGCAGTAGACGGACAAACAGTAACAGTAGCCACTGCTTTAGACAATAAGAATGATGCCTACGATGCCCTTGGAGTAGCAAACATCAATCTGTCAAACGCTCAGCAAGCATTAGACAGTGCTGGTTCTGCTGGTCTGGCATATGATGTTTATAGTTTAATTAGGGTTAATGGACTTGCAGCCACAGATGAATTCTTATGTAGTGGAACACTAAATGGAAACTATATGACTCGCCCAGTTTGTGGTAATAGATATGAAAACTTTATAGTTAAATTTACTGGAAAAATAACAGTACCGTCATGGTTTACTCAAACCTACTTTGCTGGTTATACAGATGATGGTTTTAGAATGTATATTGACGGATCATTGGCCATAGACAACTGGGTAGAGCAAGGAACAACTTGGAGTAATTACTCTCCTGTATATGATGTAACTACAAACAAAACATTTGATGTAGAGATTTGGTGGTACAACGGTGGAGGACCTGGATCTTATCATCTTGGCTGGGCTATCCCTGGAGGATGGACTGGTGCAGGTTGTGACTATGCTGGCAACCCAAGAGTATGGGGACAAGACTTTAGTTGCAATCTTAATACATTTTCTCATGGATCTGGAGCAACCCAAGAACAAACAAACGCCTACAACAACGCACTTGCTGCAAAGAACTCAGCACAAGATGTATATAATGACAAACTAAATGTTTATAATCAAGCAGTTTCAACATTAAATGGTTACAATCAAACACTAACTAATAAAACAAATGAATATAACAACTCAGTTTTAAATGTTGCCACTGCATTGCAAAATAAAAATAATGCTGAAGATGCATACGAGCAGTCAATAAATAATCTTAATATTGCGATTGATAACGCATGGCGTTACTATGAAGAACAATTACAAAGAGAGATTCAGTCTGCTATTGCTCAGGCAGCAGCTAACGCTGCAGCCAATCAGCCTACTCCAGAACCAACTCCAGAACCAACTCCAGAACCTACCCCAGAACCAAGTACTGAACCTACAGATGAACCTACAGATGATCCATCTCCAAAGCCTACAGAGGAACCTACAGGTGAGCCAACAGAGGAGCCAAGCCCTGAGCCTACAGAAGAGTCTACTGAGGAACCAAAGCCCACTCCTACGCCAAAGCCCACTCCTACACCAAAGCCATCTACTGAGCCTACAGCAGAGCCTACAGAGGAACCAACTCCTGAACCTACAGTAGAACCTACACCAGACCCAGAACCAACTACAGAACCAACTACAGAGCCTACTGAGGAACCCACAGAAGAGCCTACGCCTGAACCCTCACCAGAACCAGGACCAGATCCTGAGCCTGAAGAAAACCCATGGACTGAGCCAGATGTAGAAGTTAAAGATGAGGTTTTAGCAGAACTTATTCCTGAAAAGGGTACAGGAACAGTAGAAGATTTATCTGGAGTTATTGCTAACCTTACAAGCAAGGATAATAAGTTAGTTACTCTTTCCCCTGAACAAGTAACAGCAGTTAGCCAAACACTTAGAGCCTTGACTCAAGAAGCAAAGGCTGAGGTTGCAGAAGACCTTGGGATTAAGCCTTCAGAGGTTGCACAAATTGCTGAGCAGATGAAGTCTAACCCAGCACTGGCAGAAGCATTCGTTGAGTTTACAGATAGAGAGGCGGAGGCAGGAGAAACTCCAATGCCATTTACATTAGCAGATGCAGTAACAGAAGTACAAACAGAAGCATTCTTAGCAGACCCACTTGGAGCGGTATTTGCGGTGGACCCAGTAGAACTGCTATCTAATTTCTCTGAGTTAGGTATGGATATGACAGATGATCAAAGAGAAAAAGCGCAGGAAGTAATTGTCCCAGTGGTCATTGCATCACAAATTGCAGGGGCAATGATAAGGAGGAACAAATGAAGATAATCAAAAAGATGTTTAATCTTACAGGCAAGGCAATTAAGGGCTTGGCTAAATGGTTCAAAGACGCGGGAATGGAGCTAATTGCCCAGGCATTCACCCTCTTAGGCTTCTTTATAGCATGGCTAACTTTGACGGGCTCAGCTAGAGATATTGTTGGAATTGCAGTATTAATAACTACTGTAATTTGGCTAATAACTATACCACTTAGAAAAGACGATAAATAGTGTATAATTGTACTATGAGGAAAATATTTTCTATTGCTTTAGCAGGCTTACTAATGATATCATTAAGTGCATGTTCACCAGACTCTTTAAATAGATACCGATATCCATGCCAAGATCCTAAAAATTGGGAAATTGCAGAATGTAATCCTCCAGAATGCGAAGCTACGCAGACTTGCACAAAAGATGTAATAAAAATTACACCTAACACACCAGAACAGGAAATAACAAATGGCTAAACAAAAACTAACGCCCGCAGATTTAGATGCTCGATTAAAGTTTATTCTAGGAATAACTCTTGGAAGTATTCTTTTTATGACAGCTCTTGGAATTATCTATGGGCTGTTGTTTGTAACACAACCTATTGGAGCTCAGTCAGAAAATGACAAAATGTTCTTCAATGTTCTAGGTAGCATTGCAACATTTATTACAGGAACACTTGCAGGAATTCTAATTGGTAACTCAGGCGCTAAAGATATTATGGCAGCACAGATACAAAATAAAGAAGTAGATGCAAAAAACACACAGGCAGATAAAAAATTAGAAGCAGAAATTGATGCAACAGCAGCTCGTTTGGCAGCAAAGCCAGATGGCGCAATGCCAGAAGAGCAACCAGTTGATCTAGATTGGGATAAAGACTAATGGCAGAACAAGGTACAGCAGCTCGTCTAATAGAAGTTGCTACAGCAGAGCTAGGAACTATTGAAGGTCCTAAAGACAACGAAACTAAATACGGTGCTTTTATGAAAGCAAACTTCCAACCATGGTGCGGAAGTTTCGTAAACTGGTGCGGGTCAGAATCTGGCGTAAAGATTCCAAACACTGTTTACACACCAGGAGGTGCAGCAGCATTTAAAAAAGCTGGTGCTTGGATTGATGTAGATGTTGCAGATCCAGAGCCAGGAGATATAGCGTATTTTGATTTCCCTTCAGATGGCGTCGATAGA